TTTTGTATCTTTCCTGGAGTAAAGTTCGCTTGAATAATATCAATCATTAAGCGACCAAGAAGTTTTTGAGAACGATCGAGTTCGTCAAACAGAACTTGAAGTGTCGTAAGTCCAGCACCCTGACGAAGCTGAGAGAGAATTCCTGCTTTATCATCATTCGCTGAACCAAGTAACTCTTCGTTTACACCAGATATTTGATTCATTTCTTCAGCAAGTATCTTAGATAGCTCAATCATTGAAGGTGGTATTTGTGGCGCTTGGATCTGTTGGACGTCAGTCATCGCAGCTTCTTCTTTAAGCGCTAAACCTTTACCTTGACCAGAAAGGAATACATCCTTTGGATTAACAAGAGCATTTTCCTTATAGATAAATCCAGAGTTAATTTGTGACTCTAAGATATCCAATTCGATAATTTTGCGGCGATTGTATAGATATTGAGCGTCACGAAGACCGCGCACAACGCCTTGAATGCGCCAAGGGAAATAAGGCATCTGAGGAGCATAATAAGCAAGAACAGGCACAAAAGGATATTGATCGATTCCCATAGGATTAGGACCATCATACATCACCTTCCCTTGAACAACGATCGCTAAGCGTACCGTTGGAATATCTGATTCTATTACTGTCACCTGAGGGTATGTTTGTAAAAAGTCCTCCAAAGCTTCTTTATCTTCTGATTTCCACTCCATAGTTTCACCGGTCTCAGAATCAACCAGCATCTTTTGGGTTCGGTAATCACGATAGTAAAACTCATCATAGGTCAAAAGATTTTTCATACCGTAGTTATAAGATTCTGGCATGAACTGGAATTTACCATCACGACCCGTTCCTGAGTCTTGTCCAATAAGTCCAATGATCTCATCAGTATGATCCGGCAAAAGAGATATGCACTCACGTTTTGTGAGAAACGAACGCTTCCATAGAGCGTTACAGTCGGATAGATCTGGTTTCTTAAAGTAGGGATCAATCAAGAAAGAGTTATATGAGCAATTATCAACTTTTATGTTACCTGATACCGGATCGCTTCTGTAATCGACCCAGACTTGTAGTAGATTCATACCACCAACAAGCGCACCTTCAAATGCTTCAGATATTGTTTCAAGAATATTTTCCTGATTCACACACCACAGCAACACTTTCGTGAATTGATCCGCTGTTTCATTGTCAGCATTCTCAACCGGAATGGCAACAATAGACTTTCTGGTTCGGCGTTGATGTCCGCCGATCATATTTACAACGCGACGTATGCGATTAAAATTAAACTGACGGCGCCTGTTAGAAGGAAGATTTCCGTAAAGATCGTTCCATAATGTCTGATCGCCAGAAAAGAAACGCCAATCAGTATCAGCCTCGCCCCAAAAACTTTGATTAATGGTAATACTCTCAGCATAGAAGCTTTCCATGCGCGCAAGTACATCTTTATGCTTGTCATCATAATATTGTGGTCCTAATTGTGGAAATAAAATGGCACACCTCCTTTAGTAAATTAGCTAAATTTACTACCAAGATATAAAAAAAAGTGAGGTGGTTCCATTAGTTGTTTTCATCTCTATAATATCTGTGGCTAAAATCGTTATAATAATCCACAATATCCTCTTCTTCGCTCGCATGCATTTTCATTGGATGAGTATAAACGGACTTAAATGCTTTATCGGCAAATACGGTGTTTTCTCTGGCGCATTTGTTACACCTGGTTGAGTTCACGCCAGTCCTAAAGGGCACGAGGTCTAGTTGTTTAGTTATGCCGCACTCACACAGACATTCGATAAGATGACGATTGTTATCATCTTTACCTACATATTTTATCACTGTCCATCGACCAAACTTCTTACCGATATTGTCTCGAATAAACAACTGCCATTTAAACATACCACTTCCTTTGATACCCGTATCTTAATTAAGTTATTTGATTAAAATCCCCTTGGCCCCTCTTTGAAGAATCCCGATGCTTCACCCATACCATCATCATAGCCAGTTGCAGCCTCTCTATAACGACGATCAATTTCCTCTGGAGTAGATTGCAAATCTCTTGATCGTGATAGACTCAAACAGAGATACCTAAAAGCGTCTGCAAAGTGTGAGTTGTGATCATGGAGTGGCGAGTTTCTATACACCTTACGTTTCTCATCCCATTCTTGTCGGTAATTCTCTAGAGCTAAAACTAAAGGTTTACATCGATCCTCGTCAAACCACATCTTAGAGAATGAAGATCGAACAGCCTCAATACCATCTTCTATAGAAACACTTGGAAGTCCGGAAGACAAACCACCATCACGAGTCTCAAACTTTAATCCCAATTGACGTGCCTTTTCAAGCCTTGTTAGTCCTGATCCAAATTCACGAACTGCGATATCATGCGGAGCCCAATGCTTTGAATATCTGTAGGGCTTGTTAAAAACCACATCAACATAATGTTCCAAGCCCTCCTTGCTCTTCTCGTAGCAATCTATTACTCGAATAGTTTGACCTACACGCTGAAAAAATATTATACAGGTACTATCGCGCACCCCAAGATCCCACGCAGTTTCCACTAAAAACTGGGGTTCCCATCTAACATCTGATATCTGTCCATTAAGTCTTAATTTATCAATATACTTAGAATAATATGATCCAGCCGCTCCCATTTCAAAACTGCAATAGTACTCCTGTTGCACCAAATCAGGACTAACTAATCCATCTTTGATATCTTGTTGAATAACTTCTATCGGTATGTGCTTTGTATCAGCAAGAGAAAGTTTTTCACAAAACCACTCAGGTGAGTTTAAAGCTATTTGATATAAGGCCCAAAAGGCATTTTTTCCACGTGGTGTTGATACCACCAGTAACTTTCCCGAGTTTCCGTTAATGATCGGAAGTGCATATTTGAAACTCGCTTCGTCTGCCAATGCATATTCACTAAAAACTATCATTTTTGGATTTGTACCTACAAGGCTGGTATTATAGCTGTCAGATCCTATAATTTGTATTTGGCTCCCATTCACAAGCAATATTTTTTGCTCTTGAGAGTTTGTAGACTTTACAAGCTCTTTAGGAATAAAATCAATAAAACGACTACCATCATTAGTGATGCTGTCCCAAATAACCTTGCGCCCCTGTGAGAATGTAGGTAGACAATAAAAGTATACACCTACCTTACGAACTGCTTGTCTAATCATTAAGTTAAAGGCAACAATATCTTTCCCAGATCTTCTACCCCACACAAGAAGCATTTTATTATATCCTTTGTTTTCAAAGGCATCGCATGCAGCAAGTTGATAATCACGAGGTTTAAATTTATCGAGTCGTATCTCTGTCTCTAGTTTCATTGCTCTCCTCAATCCTTTGACACATCTTCTCAAACTGCTCGTTTATCTTTAACCAATCTATCAAATGGAGCTGTCTATCTGCATCCTTTGGTTTACACCTGGAGTCAGAATGCAGATAGAAACTGTCCTTTAAGAAATCATTATCCATGTGATAGACACTCACAACATTTAATTTGAGTGCCAATACGCTCGAACTTAGATTCATCAAATGGTATATATTGCTTACACCAATTGCAAAATATAGTGATCGCCATTACTCAACCAACTCAGCTTCAACAACTTCTGGCTCAATGCCTGAAAGTTGTAATGCGTCATCAATCTGTGCATCACTCAATTCCTGTGACGGCGACGGAGCCTCTGTTAACTGCAACTCAAGATCTCTACCACAAATAGGAAATCTTTCTTTTGTGTGTTTAAGAGCAGCCTCAAGAACACAATATTTAACGGCAACAACAGTCCCATTTTCATGAGTGATATTGATATTAGGACAAACTTCGCATTGAATCGTTTCCATATTATTCCTTTATTTACGTAGTAAATTTAACTTTTAACAAATGTTACAGGTAGCAATCCATGTATACATGGACAAACTTCTTTATTTTACAATCTTCTTGATGGAACATGAATAACAGTCACATTTTGGACTGATGAGTTTCTTTTCAATCGCAAGTGCCTGATTCTTCTGACAATACATAATAAAATCATTCGCATCTGGGAACAGTGATACGGCTGTATCATGAGCAGGATGAATTACGTCATTAAGCAACGTTAATACATGAGACAATAGTTGGGCTCTGTCTTTAAGATCTTTGCTTAAATCTTCTTTTTTAAGGTCTATTTTTGCAAGCTCTTTTGATAGAACTTTCATATGCTCAAAAGCTATAACCAGGATATCGGTAAGAATCATCTTGGTGTGAGTTGAACTATGTTTTTTATGCATTATAAATCCTCTTCTTTTTTAGAATTCAATTTAGCAAGTCTCTTAATTAATTTCTTAAAGTCATCTTTAATTTCATCAACATCATCTCTCACATCTCGATATTGGTCCTTCTCTTTGAGCATATTATCAATAAAATCTGATTTTATTTTACTAAGCTCTTTTTGAGCTGCAGTTAATTCCAACCTAAACTCTGATAATCTTATATTGATCATATCTCGAAGACGTTCTTCTTTGTCGAAATCAATCATCGAGCTCTCCAGATTAAACGTAAAAGTATCGCACTATTAATTAACAATAAACCTAAAATAGCAAAATATCCCCATTCAGCAATCACAAAGTAGTGATTAAACATTACTTCTGCTCCTTTACTTTATATCGTGCAACATATTGTCCCGCGCCTTCACACCTACTCTCAGTTGTTAACTTGTGAATTTTTCCCGCAACTTCTTCTGGGGTAGGTCTTGGTTCAATGACTGCATCAAGCATGCATGGTGCCATTGGTCCAGGTTGCCATGGCATCTCTTCAATGACTATTTTAACATCGTTATTCTTTGAGGTGTCTTCTCGTAGCTTAGCAGCAAGAACTGTCTCATCTCGCCATATTTTAGAATAATGCCCCAAAGTACGATGAACGGTAGATTCAGCGAACTTGCGAAATATGGCCCCCGTCTCTCTTCTTGAACCAATTCGTCTTAAAGCATACTGGTGAGCAGCTTCAAAGTTGTAATGCTTTTCACACCACTGACTGAATATCTCTGGTGAGTATCCACGCATATCTATAAAATCTACCAACAAAAGAGAATCTTCTTGGTTTGCCCATTCGACGAGACGAATGCATTCCTGTTCTAAGAATTTAGCTGTTATTGGATGCATTTTAAATGTGTGAACATTGAGATATTCCCCTAAAAAGATCTGTGTAACTGGAGCATTTTCTACTCCATTATCAAGGCTATCCTTTTGTGTCAACTTTTTTGCTTTCTTACCTCGTATTGCAGTAAGATTGATAGTTTTCGTCATATCTCTCCTTTAAAGGCTATAACTTTCTGAAACTGAAAACGGTCCTTGCGTTATTACCATACACTTTTTTTGCATTAATTGAAGCTACAAGGTTGTCATTTGAGAAGCATAACCCTTGAATGGTATCTAAAAGAAATTTCACTAGATTATCGATGTCTTGCCTGATTCCAGTGGGATAATTTTTAAGCATCTGTTTTTTTGCTGAACTATAAGAGTCGGGAATTGGAAATACGAATACAACATCAAGGTGCAAAAGATCCATATAAATTGGTAATTTGAGTGCTTTCCATTGTTTCTGCACCTCCAGGTATACCATGAGCTTCTCAGACTTCTGTGAATCATAGCAATGTTTACCTGATATACGTGTACGTTTGAGGGCTACTGGTTTGCCAATTATCGTTATCTGATTACTACCAAGATTCAAGTCCATTCTCAAGCTCCATTTTTTTAGTATATTTACGTATCAAGAATTCTATATATGGCTTTGATGCTTTATGCACAGTGTGAGATATCTCTTTAAACATCTCAATTCGTTTTGGCAAATATGTCTCGTTCATACATTTGGTGACTTGATCGGCTGTACTCATTTGAGATTTGGTATCAGCAATTGCTACTTTGTTCATACGCTCCATGTAACCATGGTCTTTTTCTTCTTCAGAATCTTTATGTTTCTTGTAAACTTCGTACACATTTTCCCCTTTTTTAATTTGCGATGAAAGATTATGATCATTTTTACTACTATTATCTATAAGAAGAGATGTATTTGTATTTGTATT